AAGCAGTTGTTGCGACATCAGCAATGTTAGCGACTCTGTACTTGCCTCCTTTCTCGGAAATAGCCGTTATACGGGATTTCGGGAGAGTCGAGGCGAGAGTACTATATAGAGAGCGCCAAACCTGCTGATTGCTATCGCCGGCCTTGAGTCCAATTAGTTGTCGCTTACCAACGTTCTGTTCGTAAGCTTTATTCAACCAATTGACTTGGCCATGCTTGTCAATCTGTAAGTCTAGTGAATCTAGTCTCTTCTTCATTTGTTCATGAAGGTAACCTGCAGCACCGCCTTGTTTCCTAGTTCTTTCGAAACAGGCGTTGGGTCGTATGTAATAAGGACACTGTAGTGGTGGGACGTTTGTACCGCCTCCAGTAAGTTCCTCGATCAAAGACTGAGCGTATCGCTCAATGCCCTCGAGATCTTTCATCCTGAGTATCGGTGATTTGGATCTTCTCGAGTCTGATATTTGTTTAAGAAGTTGTTGATATTGTTTGTCATGTAGTCTTGCAACTTTAAGAGCTTTGAATTCATAACTGACTTCTATTTTGTGAACCTCATTATAATCTACTAAGTCGCGTCTTAATTGACGTGATAACGGCAACAGTTTCTGGTAAAGACCGTGTTTTAAGCGGTGTATACTTTCGACTGTGAGACCATAAGTAGACATAATGTGCAGTATATTCGATTCCTCTTTGGGTAGTTCATACTCTTTGAGGTTTATCGGATGTATTGTCTGTTGGGTTCTCAGAATAGAGATAAGTTCGTTATCTCTTTTGATAAGTTGTTGACGGTACAGTAAGGTCTGCGGTGTATCAACAAGGTAGGTGAACTGGTCGCGTGCTTTTTGCGTCCACGCTCTTAACGCTCTCTTGATTGCTTTTTTTCTGGCAATCGGATCTTCACATGGTGGCATTGCTCTGGAAAAGGTTGCAAGTAAAGCGACTAATCTCGATGAATATAGGATTCCCTTATGGATACCGGTAAAGTACCTACTCCATAAGTGCGGAATCGTATTGTTCATCAGAGATTGTTCGGCATCAAATGCAAGGCGCTTTGCCCAACTGAATACCCCTGCTACCCCTCGTGTTGCACATAGCACGGTGAAATCCCCGAGGAGTCGTAAGATTCCACCTGTCCGTTTGTCCTTTTGTTCCCATCGCATTGATCTAATTGTTAACGACAAGACTTTATATATGGCATCAAACAGATTAGTATAGCACTTAATCTTAGACCTAACTGATTTATCAGTATTCGGTCCTTTGACTTTTTTCGCGAAAGCTGGCAAGATACCAGCAAGAGAATGCCTCATGGAGCTCATATGATGACACATGAGCGCATTCATCGCGCCATTTAAAGTCCTTGGAATTCCAAACGTTCGAGTTTGATTCCATGAGACGTCCTTTGCGGGAGCACGTTCTGTGCGTACCTGTGGTGGCTGCCTCAGTGGTACTGGTCGTTGAGCGCAAGATCTTTTGTCTTTTGTGGATGGCTCTTGGAGTACGGGTTTGGTGTTGATTGATTGGATTTTATCGGAATCTCCTTCACTTATAGATGCGACAGCAATTTGCACGGG